ATCGGGTAGAACACAAGATTCCGTTTGACCTTGACATGTTCAACAAGATTACAAACGGCGGTGTGCCGAACAAAACTTTGAATGTGATTCTTGCTGGAACTGGTGTTGGTAAGTCTCTGTTCATGTGTCACCATGCTGCGAACTGCTACGCTGCAAACCTGAATGTTTTGTATATCACTTGTGAAATGGCAGAGGAGCGAATCGCAGAACGCATCGACGCAAACCTGATGGATGTAACGATGGACGAACTTCGACACTTGCCGAAGATTGCATACGACAGAAAGTTGTCAAAGGCGACAGGCAGTATTAAGTCTCGTCTGATTGTAAAAGAATATCCCACGGCAACGGCAAATGTAAATCATTTCCGTCACCTGCTGGACGAACTAAAACTAAAGAAAAACTTTCAGCCTGATGTAATCTTTATTGATTATTTGAATATTTGTTCATCGGCAAGATTCAAACAAGGTGGGAATGTGAACTCTTACATGTATATCAAGTCCATCGCCGAGGAACTCCGAGGCTTGGCAGTTGAAAGAGATGTTCCAATCTTTACTGCAACACAAACAAATAGAACAGGTTTTGCATCAAATGACTTTGGACTTGAAGATACCTCTGAATCTTTTGGTTTACCTGCTACGGCTGACTTGATGTTTGGTCTTATCGCAACCGAAGAGTTGGATGAGCAAAACCAGATTATGGTAAAACAATTGAAGAATCGATACAACGATGTAGCAACAAATAGAAAGTTTGTGATTGGAATCAATCGGGGTAAAATGTTATTGTACGATGTGAGCAATGCAGACAAAACTCTAATTGGTGCTGGACAGGATGCCGACGATATGGTAGACTCTGCCGGTGTGGGATACAATGGTCAGAACTTCGACGAGAAGTTTAAATCGAGTAGAAAGAATTTTAACGAATTGAGGTTTGAAGATGTCTGAAAGAAAGTATGATCCGTTCAAAGACCCCCGTAATTACCTTCGCGGTATGAGCCGTGAGGAACTTGACGAGTGGCGTTCATGGGTTGAGTCATGGAAGAGCGACGAGCGTAGAAAGGCAACCGAGCAAAGACGGAAGGCTCGTAATGCACGCATTTCTCGATAAAAAATTTATCAACTTAGTTTCGGGACAACTGGAGAGGTTCAAGTGGCAGCGACCAACTTTGGCGAACTGCCGATGCCCTCTCTGTGGTGATTCGCAAAAGAACAAAAATAAATGCCGTGGGTACTTCTACGAGCGTGATGGTCGATACTATTACAAGTGTCATAACTGTGGTGCGGCTTGCACCGTGTCTGGATTCCTCGAACAAGTAAGTCCTGCTTTGTATTCTGAGTTTCGCTTAGAGTGGATCAAAGAAAAAGGCGGGGCAACAAGTGACAATCGTGGAATCACAAACACGGGTGTTGCACAAAAACTTGCAAAGGTAAATGTGCATCGCAACAAGTTGAAGCATGTTCTTGCGATCAGCGAGTTGGAGTCTAACCATGCTGCAAGAATCTATCTTGAAAATCGATTGATTCCAGAGAGCAAGTTTAGTGAAATCTATTACACGACAGACTTTGCGAAAGTAGCCAAGAGTGTCAATCCACAAATGGTGTTAAAGTCGGAGGAGCGAATCGTCATTCCGTTTTATGATGACAACGGAAATGTGATTGGTATACAGGGTCGTGCAATGGACTCAAACTCTTTGCGATACATTACGGTAAAAGCAGAAGAGCATGATAGATTATTTTACAATCTTCACAAGATTGATGTGAACAAAAGAATCTATGTTACCGAGGGTCCATTCGATTCGATGTTCTTGCCGAACGCAGTTGCGATGGTTGGTGCATCAAAGTCCGTGAATCTTCCTGACAAGTTGCGAATGCGTGATGTAGTTTTCTGTCTAGATAATGAACCACGGAGCGTTGAGATTGTGAGCATGATGCAAAACCTTGTAGCCAAAGGACACAAAGTTTTCATCCCTGATAATCGACTTGAAGAAAAGGATATCAACGAAATGATTTTGTCTGGTAAAACAATTGAAAATATTATTGACTATATTGATGAAAACACATATGGTGGTATCCTCGCACAAGCAGCGATGAGTCAATGGGAAAAGGCAACAGTAAGATGGAAAATTTAAAAACGACAATTGCACACGGGATCTATAATGTTGACCACTCTATTCTTCATCGTCAAGTTGTTGAGGTTGCGACAGATTGGTTTCTGGACAAATATCACATGCAGAATCCAGATAATACAATCAAGATTGATCTTACCGATTACAAAATGTTGAACTGTTGGGGTGAATCATACAAGCAAGACAAAAACTTTTACGTTATTAGTGTCGCCACCGATCAATACCTTCGTGACTTCATTGCAACATTGATGCACGAACTCGTTCATGTTTATCAGTGGGAGCGTGGTGAGTGGGAAGACGATGGTGAAAAGGAAGCCGAGGACAAACAGTATGAACTCGCGGACGAGTTTTGGAAAGAGGGTTTGATCCGATGATCAAAAAGGTTTTGTGGTGGATCTTGTGTCTAGGAAAATGTGGAGTAAGAACTAAATGAATGTATTAGGTGAAGGTAAAGTCGATCTAATCGATTACATGGGAAGTGACTTGACGGTTGTGAACTCTGCAAGGGTGTCATTCAACAAGGAGTCAAAATGGACAATCGATGTTGAGGCTGAGAAACGTCTGAAAGAAACAGAGTGTCATTTCACTCCAGATATGATCAATAAACTTGAGGAAAAAGATGAGAAGTTGATCCGGTATCTTGCCAAGCACAAGCACTGGACACCATTCTCTCACCCACAAATTACTCTTCGTGTCAAGGCTCCCGTTTCTATTCGCACGCAGTTGTTCAAACACAAAGTCGGACTCACTGAAAACGAAGTGTCTCGTCGTTATGTAAAAGACGATCCGACCTTTTACATTCCGCACTGGAGAACTCAACCAATCGGGGGAGCAAAACAAGGAAGTGAAGACTTTTTAGCAGACAAAGAAAAGTCTGAATTTTATGATGAACAAATGAAAAATCTTTGCAGATATTCTTTTGATCTGTATAGAGAACTTATAGATAATGGCATCGCTCCTGAACAAGCACGCTTCGCACTTCCGCAAGCGATGTTTACAGAGTGGTACTGGACGGGAAGCCTTGCGGCGTTCGCAAGAGTCTGTAGTCTCCGTCTTGACGAACACGCTCAATGGGAAGTAAGACAATATGCAAAGGCGATTGGCGAAATCGTCCAGCCGTTGTTCCCGGTGAGTTGGAAATACCTTTGCCCAAGAGAGGAGAGTGCATGAGCCTACCAACGCTGTACCAAGACTTTATTCACCTCTCCCGTTATTCACGATGGCTTCCAGAAGAGAACCGCCGTGAAACATGGGAGGAAACCGTTAGACGATACTTTGATTTCTTTGATGAACATCTAAGAGATAAGCATGGTTATCAGGTTTCTAAGAAGGAGCGTAAAGAACTTGAAGATGCAGTATTGAATCTTGAGATCATGCCATCGATGCGTGCATTGATGACATCTGGTGACGCACTGAAACGTGATCATGTCGCCGGTTACAACTGTTCTTTCGTTGCGGTGAATCGTCTTCGTGCTTTCGATGAAATTTTATATGTTCTGATGTGTGGCACTGGTGTCGGTTTCTCGGTTGAGCGTAGGGAGGTAGATCAACTTCCAATCATCGCAGAAGACTTCCATGAATCAGAAACAACAGTTGTCGTGGCTGATTCCAAAATTGGTTGGGCAAAAGCATACAAAGAACTTGTCTCACTTTTGTCAAACGGTCAAGTACCAACTTGGGATGTAAGCAAAGTTCGTGCAGCCGGTGAAAGATTAAAAACTTTTGGTGGTCGTGCATCTGGACCTGAACCACTTGTTGAACTTTTTGAATTTACAATTGAAACATTTAAAAAGTCAGCGGGTCGAAGATTAACTTCGGCGGAATGTCACGACATTGTTTGTAAAATCGCAGAGATTGTTGTGGTGGGTGGCGTTCGTCGTTCGGCATTGATTTCTCTTTCCTCTTTACAGGATGATAGAATGCGTGATGCCAAGTCTGGACAATGGTGGGTGACAAATCCTCAGCGTGCCTTGGCAAACAACTCTGCTGTTTATGACGGACCTGTGGAACCGGGACAATTCATGGAAGAATGGCTTGCTCTCTACAAGTCCAAGAGCGGCGAGAGAGGCATCTTCAACCGAGTCGCAGCCCGGAAGGGTATCGAGCGTAACACGCAGCACAGAGGCAAGGAAGATCGGCAGAGAGAAACAGATCATAACTTCGGAACGAATCCTTGTTCAGAAATTGTCTTGCGTGATTGTGAATTCTGCAACCTCACCGAGATGGTTGTGCGAGCCGATGATACCCGTGAGTCGCTTATGCGTAAGGCACGACTGGCTACCATTCTTGGAACTTGGCAATCTACCCTGACAGATTTTAGATATTTGTCATCTTCTTGGAAAAAAAATTGTGAAGATGAAAGATTGCTGGGTGTTTCGATGACCGGCATCATGGACTGTGAACTTACTAACGGCAAGGAAGCAGGACTTGAAACTTTACTTTGTGATTTAAGAAAAGAAGTCGTTGAAGTAAATAGAAAATTTGCAAAAAATATCGGTGTTGAGCAATCCGTGGCAACCACCTGCGTCAAGCCATCCGGAACGGTTTCTCAACTGGTCGATGCAGCATCCGGCATCCACGCTCGACATAATCCATATTACATTCGCACCGTCAGAGCGGATAATAAAGATCCGCTCTGCACTTTTATGAAAGATAAAGGTTTTCCACATGAAGCATGTGTGATGAAACCAGATAATGTTACTGTTTTCTCTTTCCCAATCAAGGCTCCCGAAAATTCAGTTTATAGAACTGATCTTTCTGCGGAAGAACAACTTGACTTGTGGTTGAAATACCAGTATCATTGGTGCGAACACAAACCATCCGTCACCATCTCTGTAAAAGAAGAAGAATGGGTTGGTGTCGGTGCTTGGGTTTGGAATCATCTAGATAGTATCTCAGGGATTTCATTCCTACCATTTAGTGATCACACTTATCGGCAAGCCCCCTATCAGGATTGTACGAAGGAGGAGTACGAGGAAATGGTTTCCAGATTGCCGAAAGAAATCAATTGGTCTGAACTTGCAAACTATGAAGTTGAAGACCAAACATCCGGCACACAAACTTTTGCGTGTTCGGGTGACAGTTGCGAAGTCGTGGATCTGACTTCGTAACAAGCCAACATAAGGAGAAATTATATGGCTACTAAAACCCCTAACGAATGCCCCGTTTCCGGTGGCTGTGACTGTGTGAGCAAGGCTTTGTGTCGTGTCGGCATCAAGCGTTCTATGCTCGTAACTTTGGCTCTTGTCCCTTTTGCTTGGGATGGCGTGCTTTGGGTCGCCGATGCGATTCGTTCGCTCTTTGACCTCGCAGCAGGAGTCGGAGGCTAAAATGTCTTTCGCAAGCGTATTGTGTCTTTCTGCCATTGCCGCAGCAGGAGACATCGAGTTTAGCGGCGTAGGTCAAACTGTTGTGACCTCCATTGATGGTGTCGAGACTTTGGATACTCGTCTGGTGCTTGGTGCATACGGCGAGTCCGAAGGTGCTGTTTATGGGTTCTCTTTTGAAACCATTAACAATCTTGATGACACTCAACTTTGGGAAGCATACGTTGGTGCAGACTTTGGTGCAGTTGATGTAACCGTGGGTCGTTTCCAACGAAACTTTAGTGCTGAACTCGCAATGTCCGAATACACATATGGTTTTGGTCTGACCAACTCCAGTGTGTTCGGGTTGAACGGCGTTGTCGTTGATGGCGTTTCGTTCGGAGGAGACATCGGTGATGCCTCCTTCTCTTTTGACATCGTTGGAGATGATGTTTTTGGTGACTCCGTAACTTACGGTGGTCGTGTTGAACTCGGAGCATTAGGCTTCGGATTCATCGGAGAAGAACTGGACGTTTGGACAGTCGATGTTTCCGATGAAAATGGTTTCATCTCATACACTGATGACAATGGCGATTGGCTCGCCGTTGCACAAGGTGTGGTTTTCACCGTGGATGATACTTTCTCCGGCTACGGTCGGGTCGAGTATGACCACCTTGATGAAACGACGTTCGCCGTTGGCGGCGTGTGTGAATTCCAAGAGGGCGTTTCTGCTCTGGTAGAGTATGATGATCGGGACGAAGGTATTCGTGCCGGTTTGAGATTTACCTTTTGATTCATAACACACAATCCTGAGAAAGCAACCCGTCAGAAATGGCGGGTTGTTTTTTATTATTACAACACTAACAAAACGCACATGGATTCATAATGGTTTTTGCAATAAGTATTTGGTATTTGGAGGTGAATACATGGTTGGATATCTTACACTTATCGTCGCTCTTGCAGCAAACATTAATGTCACCGAAGACATCGCAACATCACAAACTTGGTCTGCTGACAACACTTACAATCTAACAAAACAAATCTATGTGTTGCCCGGTGCAACTTTGACAATTGAAGCAGGAACAGTGATTGCTTCCGAAGCATCTGCGAATTCTC